GCAGATCGTCGGCTACCCGGGCGCTTACTGGCAGTGCACCTTGACGTTCGGACTATTGACCAGAGCCCAAGAGCGCGAGCTTTCAGCGTTTCTCGGGCGACTGGATGGGATGTTCGGCACCTTCAACTTGCCGGCCTTCACCCGCCGGCGCACCAGCAGCGTCGGCGCACTCTCAGTGGTCACAGGCAACGCGCAAGCGCGGTCGATGGTCATCGGCGGAGCGCCGGCGAATGCTGCGGTGTTTGCTGCTGGCGACTACATCACCATCGCGGGCGAGATGTTCGAGATAACCGATGCAGCGTCGGCGAACGCGCAGGGCAGGGTTACGGTGTCGCTCAACAAGCGGATCCGCAGGACGCTCACGGCCGGTACCGCCGTCGAGTACCTCAACCCATATTCCGAAATGCGCATGACCACCGACACCTGGGCCATGTCCGTAAAGCCGGTGATCGCCAACGGCAGCTACCAATTCAGGGAGGCGTTCTGATGCCATCAGCATTCCCGTTCAGCCAGAACGTGGTGAACATCATCGCGACCGGCCGCTTCATGCCGGTGTATGCAGTGCAGCTCGACTTCGTCGACGGCATGGTCTTCGCGCACACCGGTACCGGTGATCTGGTGATCGACGGTATTACCTACCTCGGCGTGGGCAATTTCGGCCAGGTCAGCCAGTCACAGGAGAGCGATAACTCAGGCTCGCCCATGTCGGTAGAACTGACCCTGAGCGGGCTGGATGCCTACATTCTCTCCGAAACCAACGTCCGAGGCTGCCGTGGGCGAATGGCCAAAGTCATGTTCGTGGTGTTCGACGAGGCCGGCAATTACGCGGCGGACATCCTGTTCTCCGGCCGGATGGACGCGGCTAAGTTCTCCTTTGCCGGCAATGGCGAGGACGGCAACAGCATCACCGTCCCGGTTATTGACCGTATGGCCGAGTGGAGCCGTACCGGCACCGAACGATTCACCGACGAAAACCACCGCGCGCGCCATCAGGGCGACCGGTTCTTCTACGCCATCGCCCAGATGTCCGAGTGGCCCATTTACTGGGGCTCGAAGAAGGACGCGCCGACATTCACCTATGGAAGCTAGCCATGCGCTACCGAGACTGGACAACCCGTCTGAACGAAACGATCAAGGCCGCCCAAGAGCGGCCTTTTTCATGGGGTGAATTTGATTGCTGCCTGTTCGCCGCCGACTGCGCCGTCTCGGTGTGTGGCGTGGACCCGGCGGAGAACTACCGGGGCAAGTACACGACGGAAACCGGCGCCAAGCGGCAGCTGAAGAAGCAGCACGGCAGCCTTGAGGCGGCGTGGGATACCCACTTTGCCCGGGTGTCACTGCCCTTCATCCAGCGCGGTGACGTCGTGCTGTACGACGCGCCCGGCGGCCGAAGCATGGCCGTGTTCTGGGCAGGAGATTACTGGGCGGCGACCGATGACGGCGCCGCCCGGGTTGAGTGCGAGCCACTGGCCGCGTGGAGAATTGAATGAGCGGCGGCGTTAAAAAACTCGCATCGGTCGTCATTGGAGCGGTGGTTGGTTTTGCCCAGGGCGGCCCATGGGGTGCGGTTGCAGGCGCAGCGCTTGCCTTTTACGCCGCCGAGCAGCAGGAAAAGCTCAACACCAAGTCGCCCCTGCGCGACAACGAGCCGTCTGCCCAGACCGTGCGGTCCTCAAAAGCACCGGTGCGCTTCATCCTTGGTCGCGTCTCCACTGGCGGCGTCCTGGTGTGGGCGCAAGAGCAGTCCGGCGATCAGGGTGAGGGCGAATGGCTGCACCTGGTGTATGTGCTGTGCGAGGGTGCGATCGATGCGCTCGAAAACATCTACCTGGGCGAGGAAGATATCGGCGCATTCGGCCCGTTGGCCAGCTATGAGCTGGTCGTCAATCCAACTCAAGTCAACGCATTCCTGAAGGCAAATTGCCCCGACTGGAAAGACTCGCAGATCGGTCGCGGCTTGTCCTATGTGCGAGTTTCCCTGCGTTACAGCGCAGAGAAGTTTCCATCGGGCATCCCTGACACGCGTTTTGTGGTTCGTGGCCGGAATGATATCTACGATCCGCGCACCGGGGCGGCGGGTTACAGCGCAAACACGGCGCTCCACCTGCTCTGGTTCCTGCGTAACCGCTGCAACGTGCCGGACGATGAGATCGTTTTCGAGACCTTCGCCAGCGCTGCCAACGTCTGCGACGAAGGCGTAACCAACGCCGACGGCTCGACGAGCCAGCGGTATCGCACCGGCTGCGTAATCGGTGCGGACGAGCAGCGCACCGGCGTTCTCCAGAAGCTGGAAGCAGCGTCGGGTGGCCATCTGATTCGAGTTGGCGGCCGCTGGATGTTCCAGGCTGGCGCCTATTACGGACCGTACGACTTCGAGATCACCGAGGACATGGTGATCGGCACAGTCACCGGCAGCACTGAGCCAACCAATGACACCGCAATCAACACTGTACGCGGCACCTTCATTGATCCCGAGCAGTCGTGGACCGAGACGGATTACCCGGAAGTCAGCGTAGCCGAATGGATCGTTGAGGACGGCGGTGAGGCGGCGGAGACGCTGACCTACTCCTATGTCACCAACCCCTACCAAGCGCAGCGCCTGGCGAACATGGAGCTGCGCCGGCGCCGCGCCGGTGGCGCAATCAGCATCCCGATGAACTTCGCTGGCTACAACTGCCGGCCGGGCCGCGTGGTGCGGGTAAATCTCCCGTCGCTGAACATCCTTGGAGAGTTCATCGTCTCCGACTGGTCGATGGGCGATCGTGAGGGCTGCACGGTTCAGGTCAAGCAGTACGAGCCTGCCATCTTCGATGACGCTGTCGGCCAGCCATACAACCCGATTGGCTTCATCAATCTGCCATCCGGCGGGCTGGGCACGCCAACGAATCTTGCGTGGACGCAGGACACCACGGCCGAGGTGACGCAGGGCGTTCTGTCGTGGGCGCCTCCGGCTGGCGTGGTCAAGGAGTACATCGTTATCGTCCGGCAGGGTACGACTGCGATTCAGTCGCACAACGTTCCCGCGACATCGACGGAGTGCGCCATCAACGGTTTGCCGTCCGGCAACTACACAATGAGCGTGGCGGCCGCTGGCCCGATGGCGCGATCGGGAGAGGTGACTATCACCGTCAGCATCAACGGCCCACCCATTCCGGAAAGCTGTGTGGTGCAGTCCTCGATCGACAACATCGTGCTGATTCCGAGCAACGCGCAGAACGGGCTGAATGGCGGAACCTACGAGTATTTCTTCAGCACGTCGCCGACGGCTACCTCTGCGGATGCGGAATATTTGGGACAAGGCCTGACCTTTACCCATACAGGTCTTGGGTTTTGGACGAATTATTACTACTTCATTCGATCATCGAACGCGTACGGAAAGAGCTCGTTCCTCTATGTGCCTGCCCAGACTTCGAACGACGTGTCGGCGTACCTCGCTGCTCTGCTGGGCAAGATCACGCGCACCGAGCTGGGTGAGGATGTCCTTAGTGAAATCGACAAGATTCCCGGACTGCAAGATCAGATCAACGCGCTCGATGGGCTTAAGGGGTATGAGCCGGACCAGGTGTATCTGAAGGGGCAAATGATCGTCGAAAACGGCCAGATCTATTTGGCTTTGCAGCCGGTCCCGGTAAACACGCCGCCACCTGATCCGACCTATTGGGAGGATGTCGGTGACCTTCTGGAAACAGCCAACGGTCTGGCAGAGCAGGTTGCAACTCACGCCACAGAGATCACTGATCTCGACGGAGAGGTTACTGCTACCTCAACGGCGTTTAACGCTTTACGTGCTTCTTGGCGTGACGACGATGGGCAAGGTGATCTTGATGGGGCGCTGAAGGAGTGGAGCAGCACGTCCGCCATTGCCGGTGAGGACCGGGTTCGATCTTCGGAGAATCTCGCCAGCGCTCAAAAGCTCATCACTCTTGATTCAAAGGTTGGCGAGAACGAAGCGAACGTTACCGATCTTCGCAGCACCCTTGCCACCGACAAGGAGGCCACTGCTCAAGCGATCGTGCAGGTAAACGCGAAGGTCGGCGAGAACGCGGCCGCCATTCAGGAAACGGCCACCGCCTTTGCTGATGTTAACGGCAATCTGAAAACGATGTGGTCCGTGAAGATGCAGGTCAATGCGAACGGGCAGTACGTTGCCGCCGGCATTGGTCTCGGTATCGAGAACGTGAATGGGGTTTTCCAAAGCCAGTTCCTAGTGAGCGCTGACCGTTTCGCCATCGTCAACACCATTGCCGGCGGCGCCATTTCTGTGCCTTTCGCGGTTGAGGGCGGGCAGGTCTTCCTGAATACCCTGTTTGTGAAAGATGCCTCCATCGGAAACGCCAAGATCGGTTTCTTCATCCAGTCGGACAACTACATCGCCGGGGTTCAAGGCTGGCGCATCGACAAGGCTGGCAACTTCGAGTTGAACAGCCCGCTGGGCGGAGGGGCTCGCCAGGTCATTAACAACAACGGCGGCAAGGTGTTCGATGAGAACGGCGTGAAGCGCTACCAGTGGGGGAATCTGAACGCATGAACTTCGGCATAAGGATATGGGGCGCCGATGGGGCGCTCCAGCTGGACGAGAACTCATTCACGATTCGCGTTGTGCTTTCAGTGCAAGTGACCTTCGCGCTTGGAGCCAGCAAAGGAACGCAAGACTTCGCCGTTCCCGGTGTAGGCCCTGGCAACGGAACCGCAATCGTGATTCCGATCGGTACCTATTCGCAGAACCAAATGCAGTTCGAAACCGAGATGCTCGACGGAGTCGTCCGCGTCTACAACTACACCCGGACGTACGCGGCGAGTACCACGTCTTCTGGAACCATGCGCCTGATCGTGATGAGGTGGAGCTGATGAGTTATGGCGTTCAGTTCACGAACAACAACAACGTCGTGACTTTGGATTCAGAGTTCTCGCGGCTGATGGTAATTG